CATTCCGCGCTGTATGGCAGGTAATATGGTCTTAGGGACCGAAACGAACCCAAAGGTCTGGAACTGGAAGATGGTCTTGTACACAGGGTTACTCATGAACAAAGGCTTCTCGCCAAGGCCCGGAGTTGTAATCGCCTGGTTAGCATTACGCATCATAGCGGCTTTAAGGTTCTTCACGGCCTCATCGCCTTCTGGTCCCGATTGGTGCCAACGATGCCAGTCTAGCTCGAACACACCTTTGTTTTTTACAGGTGGGTACTTGTCTATCATCTTCTTGATGAGAGCCATGTTCTCACGGTTTAAGTTAAAACTTGCGTACTTGGCGACCAGCTTTTGTGCCTTCAGGTCTCCGGCAGTAGCCTTTGCTAGTACAGACTCGTAGTCACCTATATCTTTGACCAGATGGTGTTGCATGGCGTTTAGCGCTGTGATCTTGCCGCGTGTGTTCCACCACTGCATAGCGCTGTAGATGGACACACTGTTAGTAAGACTGTTAGCCGCTCGTGACACTAGACCAGTAGCAGCGTAGGTACGGCTTCCTTGTTGTCCTAAAGCACCCGGCATACGCTCTTGTTCGACATTAGCTAAAGCAAGTGCTCTGTTGTTCTGCATAGTGTTTTCTAAGTGGGCCACAATGGTTTGTAGCTCAGACTTGGGTAAGCCTTTGAACATGTCCGCAGCATTACGCATCAACAAAGCGCTGTCAGCGTGGAACCCGTTGACCAAAGCCTTCTGGGCAAAGTCAGTTAAAGACCCAACCATAAACCCAGGACCATAGACAGAGTATGCCCACTTTCTAAGTTTATCAGCAGACCAAGCCAACGTGTTTACCAAGTTGTTGTCTGTGGGCTTTGGACCCGCACGGCCCATGTACTCGTCCAACATACCAGTCATAGATTCTTTAACGTCCTTAGCGTGTGTCTGCAATTGACGCCTGTATCGATCACTGATGTTAGGGTCTCTCATCTTTTCGTTCACAGCCTCAACAGCGTCGTCTACGATCTTAATGGTATCTGTGGTTCCAAAAGTCTGCTTAAGGCCTATCAGTGACGACAGCTCTCTGTTGGCCACATCCATTGTTCCAAACAAGTCGTCGCTCATAAAGCCTCTCTCGAACAACTCGTCCAACTCGTCGTTGGTCCATGTGATCTGACGCTTCTTCAAGCGGTTGCTCATGGAAGACTCTACGGCGTCAATAGACCCTGGGAGACGATTGCCTGACGCAATGTCGGACACAAGGCGCTTAACGTACTCGTGTACAGCAGCGTTCTTACCTTTGGCCCGTGCGATCCTTTTGGCCTTCTTCGCAGCGGTCTTGTCTTTACCAGCTTGGCGCGTTGTCTCTGCACGACGTGCGGTCAATGCTTTTCGTTTGGCTCTGAGGTTTTCTAAAGCGTTCTGAGTGTTGTCTACCGCTTTTTGCAGATCGCCAGCTTTTTTGTTTAAATCGATCAGCTCAATTTCGTTCTTTTTTATTTCTTTATCTATCAGACGCTGGCGCTCTCTTAGTGTATCAAGAACTCTTCCGTAAACCTTTTTAGACGCAGACGCTTTAACAGCTTCTTCAAGAATCTGATCTGGATCTGCAAGCTTGAGATCTGCCTCAATCAACAAGTCACGAGCAGTTGATACGTCTTTAGCCAGCGCTTGATCACCCATGTCCTCAAGCTCTTTAAGAAGACTTTCTGCTTCTGCTACTTGAGACTGGGCTCGTTTTTTGTATTTACCTGTTTCGTGGAAGATACCCATTCGTATTTTCTGTTCTTCCTCTAGGCTTCTGATCTCCGTATCAAGTTTTGTCTTTCTGTCTCTAGCGTTTTTAAGCTCAGTCTTTTTAGTTATCTGATCGTTCTGACGATTTTTCAGAATAGCCACAGCTTCCTTGATAGACCCATTTTTAATCTCGGTGTCTGTTTTCCTAGCGTCACGAGCAGCTAGAACAGCTTCCCTCTTTGAATCCTTAGCAGCTTGAAGAGCCATATCCATATTGATCTCAGCTTCTAGAAGACCACGCTCGTACACGTCTCCAGACCAAGACTCAAGAATATCAATCTTTGCTGCCAGTCCTGTCTTGGTGGTGTAGTCAACACCGTTGATGGTAATGTCTTGTTTGCCCAGAGCCGCAAACTCATCAGGCGTGATAGCTCCACCAAAACCGTCAATGTCGTTTAGAAACTCTTCTGTTGGTTCGTCCAGAAACTTACGAAGCAATATCTCTTCAAAGCCCGCACGATCAGCAGCCACAGCGTCCCTAAGATAGATGTGAGCCATGACATAGTCTTTGCCTAATAGCTGATCGTCAGGAACCTCAAGCGTGTCGCGTAGGAACTGTTCCATCTTTTTGTTATGGGCGTGTACATCATCAGCCATGTCCTTCGCCGCAGCCAAGATGGTCTTAGTGTTATCGGCACCAAACCGTGCCTCAAGCTTATCTACATTTAGTTTTGAGATAGGGTTATCATCAGCGTATCGCATTGCTGTCATACGAACTAACGCAGCGATCTCTTCTTCTTCTAAGTGACCTTCGTCCTTGATGTATATCTTTTGACGCTGTTCACCTGTGAAGACTTTTCCTACATCTTCAGCAAACCTTAGTGCGTCGGTCTTTGCTTCTTGAAGAGTAAGTCCCGCACGGGACGAAGGTCCGCCTATCTTGGCAATCAAGTCACCAGCTTTTTCCTTAACGCCTATTGCAAACTCTGTGTAATCAAGCTCAAGGTTTGCTTTTATGTCAGTCGCTGTTATTCCTGGGGAACCACCAGTACCCATAGACTCAAGGATAACGCCCCCTGTGTCTGATAGTTTTTGCATTGTGGCTCGTACTCCGCTAATGGGAGACATAAGCATACGAAGCTTTGGAATAGCTTTAGCTAACGCTCGACCAGCACGTCCTGTGTTTAGAACTTTAGGTGCCTCTACAGCTTTAACCTGAGCAGCACCAGCTGTGCTTGGGCCTTCAGGGTACGCTGTGTTCTGAGGATCGTCTTCCAGCTTGTAGTACTCTGTCTTAAAAGTACCATCAGGCTGTTTGACCTGCCTTATTGATACAGCGTCTCCATCAGCGTCTCCAGGTCGTCCTAAGACAACATTAGGATCTGCGCTATCACTGAACGGATTATTAGGGTTATCTGGGTGTAGAACGTGTTGTTTACTAAGGACACCAGACATAGCGCCCAAAGTGCCACCAAAGAGACCACCAGCTGCTATGCCGTATACCGACTCCATCATGGTCCGTTGGTCTCTGAGGGTATGGAGCACTGCCTCTTGGCCAGCGGTTACACCAGCACCATAAGCCCCTAGTCGTACAGCTCTACCAACTGCGCTAACTTTAGACCCAAGGCCAAAGACAGGAACTAAGGTCGTAAGATCTAGAAACGATAGTCCCATGCCAACAACCATGCCTGCGGTTGTTCCTTCTTGCATGATCTGTCGGTCTTCTAGTTCTTTACGATACCTTGCAGCTCGTGCTTCAAACTGTTCTGGAGACCACACATCATTAAAATCTCCGCTGTAGACGAATGGCAAGACATCGCTATAAGATTCTTCGTTTTCTTTCGCAAACGCTAGAGGATTGAAGCTTTTGTCGAAGAAATAGCTGCCACTAGATTTCTCTTGGCGAACACCAATATCAAACAGACTACCAAGGACTGTCTCTTGTCGCCATATGGCACCAGCTGTTTCCATTGTCGTAGGAGTATTAGACAGCGGTTCGCTGAAGTTATTAAACTGATCGTTAAGAAACTGCGACACAAACTGTTGTTCTGGGGTTACCGTAGGCCCAAAAGGCGTGTCTTCAGCCATTTTTACTTGTACTTCCTTTTAGCTGTTTTAGCAGACTTCTTAAAGTCTTTGGCTGTAGGAGCGCCTTTAGATCCAGGCTTACGCATAGTCTCTTTAGATCCAGCGGCAATGCGCTTACGCTTTGCGTGGATGTTAGCATACAGTCCAGGTTTTTTCATAAGATTACCTCGCGTTCTTAACCATTGAAGCACCAAAGTACATACCAATGATGGCACTAAGTAGATGGGTGTCTAGTGGAGTTAGGATCAGCCCGCTCATTGAGCGCCAAAGTGTTTCCTCATTCCCTTCAGTAAAGAACAAGAAACCGGGGTGCCACTCTGTGTACCCTACGGTCACAAGGATCTCAGGCCAAAAGACCGGAACGATCTTGGGCCATACGATCACAGCGCCTACAGCTGACAGGGCGATAATACGACGTGTGACTTGGAACCCTTTGTTCTCATAGCGGCGCGCTACGTCTGTAGCTTTCGTTTGTGCCGCAAGTCCATCGATGGAGCGTTGGAAGGCCTCTTGTTTAGCTTTAGCACTTTGGCCCCATAGGGTCATGACGCCAGACATCAGGCTTGAGCCCAGCATGGTTATTAGTTCTAAAGGTAATCCACCCATGATCTACTCCTGATATTTTTCTTTTAAAACGTCTAAAGCTTTTCCAACTGTTTCAGGAGATGTTTTTGCGTTTTGTCCGCCATACACACCTCCGCCTTTTTTAACAAATCTTCCTCTTATAGTTTCATCTTTTGGAATACCACCACTTGCAAACTCTGCTGCAAAAGCTCTTATAGCTTTGTTTCTATCACCATCAGGTTCACCCCTTAAGTATTTCCCAATTTCTTTTCGTTTAATGTTTATAATCCATTCAAACATTGCATCTTGAACATCTTTTGAGTATTTAGTATCAGGCGAAAGACCTAATCCTTTGAAAGCAGCTTCAGCGGTTTTAGGTATAATTTGATACTTTCCAACAGCAAACAACCTTTGTGGTTCGTCCGGTCCTAAATCGTTTCTCCTGATATGTTCTGTAAGCGTCAAATTTTCTATATTGTTTTTAGCTTTGGTTTTTCCTGGAACCGTTGGAGGTAGAAACTTATCTACACCGCCTACTCTTACACTGCCTCTGTTCCAAGCGTTGTAGGGGTTATCTGGGAACAATTCTCCAGATTCGTGCAGCATAAGCGTATCAACAGCAGCCCTTACTTTGCCAGTGAATAAGTCTGGAACACCATCAACGCCTGCTGCTATATTCGCAGGCACTTCCAGATCTTCCATCTGGGCCTCTGGATCAAAACCCGCAAGGATAGCGTCTATTGGATTAAGGCCCCTAAGCGTTTTTAGATCCCTGTTTACAAGCATCTTAGCCAACATAGCGCGTTGATCTTCTGGTTTGCTCAACATGTGACTGACGAACGCAGCTCGCTCGTCGATGCTTAAGGGATCTAATTTAAAATCGTTTTCTTGAAGGAGTGCGTCGATCATTTGATTTGACTCAAGAATTGCTAAGTGCTGGGTGCTTAAGTGTTCCTGACGATCTTCAGGATTAGTAGGCGGTTCAGTTTGCAGATTTATGTTGAACGCATTTGTATCTTGTACATGGGCCTCGACTGGACCCATAACAGAAGAATCTTTAGAACCGTTTGCCGCTATGATTCTGTAAGGATCTATTTGGTTTTCTTTGCTTGTTAGTCCAGCGGTGGCCTTCAAAAGATTAAGACGCTTAAGAACACTGTCTGAAGCTTTTTGGAACAGCTCGAAATAAGTCTCACCAGACACAGCGTTTGACATCATTTTTTCAACTTCAGGATTCACAATTTTTGAAAACTGTTCATAAAGGCTTGGAGTGTTGTTTTTGTTTTCAGGACCATCTTGTGCCATTACGGTGTCTCTCCACTGTTTAGCGCGTTCATTATATCTGATGGAGAAGGTGCGCCCTCTAAACTGTCTTTCATATCTAGATAAAACTGAGGTTTACCTATGCGATTAAAATTGAACTGTTTTCTGTTTTCCATCTCTCGTGCATTTCTTTGTGCTTCTTGTAAAGAAGCTGATGGAACATGTCTGTTTTTATTATCAGGAACGCCTACAGCGTGTGGCAACACTCGTAAATAATAATCTGAGCCACTACCAATTTGAACTATTTGAAACTCTTCGCCAAAATGTTTTCTGACGTTAATGTTGTCTTCTTCATAGCTTCCAGTTATTGAAAACTCTTGTGTGTCAGTAACTTCACCGTCTAGCATATTAGCAACTTGATCAGCGCCGGGGACAAGGCTCAAATAAGAGAAACTTCTAGGTACTGTTTTAAACTTTTGTCCTACTCGCAGTATTACGTCTGCTCCGTTTTTTTGTCTCACCACGCCATAACCGCTGTTCACGCTGTCGCCTAAAGTGACGAACATCTTTGAACTATCAACAAAACCTTCAGTACCAGAGATTCTGTTTCCTAAGTCGGCCACGCTGTTTCGGGCGTTTTCAAAAGTGTTCTGAGGATCTCCGTCCCAAGCTACTGGTACATTGCCTCCAAAGTACATACCGTTAAAGGCAAGACCCTGCCTGACAATGTTTGCTGGCATCTGAGTGCCAAGAGCGCCGGGTGGTTTGTCCCCAACAAAAACACGGTCTTGTGGTTCTGGCATAAGACCTACAGAGTTTTGATACGGAGCTGTACGCTGTGCCAACCTAGAAACAAGCGCGTCTACAAGATTGTCTTGTGAGTAGCCTTGATCACTTAATTTTAACAAGGCTATTTCAGACGGAATCATCCTTTCAACTTCTTTCATCAACGCCGCGTTTGGACGCAGCCCGCTTCCGAAAACTGTCAGCTTTTGGTCTAACGCTTGACCAAGGTTTCTTCTGAAATCTGTTTCTGCCTCGTTTAACTTGTCGTTGTCGCTCTCAAGTCCTTCCGTTAGTGTACGTCCAAGTGTATTTTTGCCAGTGCCAGTCATAAACTTATAAGCTTGCTCGACTTCCGCTTTGTAGTTCTCGTCGGCCATCAAAGACATAGTTTTTTCAACGCCGTTAACTCTGGCAGATTGTAGCAAAGCGCCGTTCATTTGGTCCTTTTTGAAAACCTCTTCGGCATAAGAGCCGTCTGGATCTACTTGCTGAAAGATCGACAAGACCCCAGACATTTTGTTTTGGTCACCAGTCATCCATTCGTTTTTTAGATGGTTATCAAACGCTTTTGGAACAGGGACGTTTGTCTTCTTAAGAGCCAACAACTGATTATGAAAGATGCGGGCGTCATCTAGTACGTCAAGGTTAGCACCGTTTGTCATAATCTCTGCCGCTTTTTCTCTTTGCTCTTCTGTAAAGCTATTCCAGGCGTCTAATGCTTGGTCGTGTCTAGGTGATCCTTTTGGAAAAAGAGTAATGCCTTCAGCGGATTTAAAGCTACTATGAACGATATTAAAATTAGTTACTGCTTCAGAAATTTTATTATCAAGAGCTGCGACGGCCCCACCAGTTCCTGATGTCTTTTGTAACATCATCCGTCCCGCTTGAAGATTTTGTACCATTCTTTGAGCATCAAAAAACGACGCCGTGTTATTAATGTTCTTAATCGCTGTTACAGCTGTTACTGCCTGTGAAGCTAAAGATGTTACAGCCTGTTCGCCTTCCATTGTCTTAAAATTTTTGAACGCCTTAAAGGTTTTTTGTTCTAATTCTTTAGATTCTTTTGGAAAAAGATCTTTAAACGATACTCTAGGAGCGCCAACCTCTGCTTCATATTGAGGATCTTGGAACAAAGGAGCCCTAATAAGCGAATAGAATTGTTTAGTTCCCTCTATTGTTTCAGAAGCTTTATCGGCATACATGGACATTAAACGTGCTGAGTTTTGGCCCGGAGTTTCGTTTGGGTACGCAGAACGTAGTTGTAACCTTTGAAGCTCAAACGCAGTAGCGTTAGGTACATGAGCTGACTCAGCTATTTGTGCGCTTACTGAAGTATTGACAATTTCTCTAGTCCTGATAACAGCGTTTTTACTGGCTGCAACCATGTTTTTGTGGTTTAGGTCTACAGTGTTTTTAGACCACTGATCGACAAAAGCGTTGTCATGAAACGGATTTCCAGTGCCTTTGCCAAAGTTTTCATTAAACCAATCTTGACGATATTTTCCGTAATCAGCTGGTCTTACTTGATTAATGATAGCATCAGAAGCAAATTGTGTTTCGGCGCTAGCAGCCGTTTGGTATCCTAAAGCACTTGCATACGATGTTCCATAAGGCCCTGAATGTTTTTCGGAGATCTCTTTTGATACTGACGTTACACCCCTAGCTGCGTCTAGTTGGGCATCTTTAACGCCTTGAGCAGCAGCAGCTTTAGCTCTTTTTTCAAGATTTTTGTCAAGCTCTATTTCAGCAAACTTAGAGCCAAAATTAAAAAACTCGGACATGACTGCTGACATTAGACCCGCATTGGGATCAGCTATTTGTTTTGGCGTCACAAGCGCTTGCGGTGCAACGGTTCCTACGTTAGATCCAGCAGTAAGATCCTTAATAGAAATAGACCCTCTACCTTTACGTTCTGCCATATGTTTTATCCCCTACTTCCACCGGCTGATCCAACACCCGTTCCACGATTAGGTACAGTAGCAGCGCCATAAAGTTTTGTACCAGCACTCGCTGCTGTTGATAAAGTGCCTGCAACAGCTTTTCCAATTTGTGAACTTGCTTTTGTAGAAGCTATGCGACCTCTGTTGCTTTGCTCGTTGATGGCTGCAAGCTGTTGTGATTTTCTTAGTGAAACGTCTCTTGCCTCTTTTTCCTCAATACGCCCAAGTCCTACTTGTTTTCCGTATTCACCACTGAACAGAATACTGCCTAAAGAAGATTCGGTAAGCATAGTTTCTGAAGCTTGTAGCTCACCTAATTCTTTTTGAGCGGCTCGTACAACATCAGACTGTTGGTCTAAAGATTCTTGTTGCTCTTCAGCAAGCAGGCGTAGTGCTTCTTGTTCTTCAGCCTTACGCTGTGCCTCTGCTGCTTCAAACTCTGCCTTGGCTTGTTGTCCTGCTGACACTGCTGTCATAGCTGTTGATGCGGCGGAAGCTCCTATAGAAATTGCAGTCAAAGCTGTAGCTGATATTGGATCACACATAGCTTCTACTCCTGCCTCGTCAATTCGTTGAAGAACCCGGTGTAATCAATAGACGTAATGATCATGGGTTTCTCTGAATCGTTTTTGATTTTAATGGTCACTGTGTTGGCGTTAGTCCTAACGGGAACCTTGAAAGACCCAAGTGCTTCCATACCCAAGCCCCCTACCAGTGCTGTACCAATGATCGTACCGTTAAAGGTGAACGTCTGTGTCGGACGGGACTCAGGTGTCACTTCGATCTTAAAGAACCCTGAGTCCTGATAGTTAAACTGAAGACGCTTAAGTTGGAACCGTCCTGTCTGAACAGTCATCTTGCCCGCAGCGTCTGCACGAACAAACAACTTGGACAATTGAATCTCTTGGGTAAATGGCATACCTAAGATACAAACGTGTGCCGAGTGGTTCCCAACAGCTGTCATGGTGGTTGTCGTTGGGTACGTTAGAGCAAGCCTCTCGCCTACCTGACCAGCTGGGAAGTCGCTTGATAATACAATAGCAGCTTTACTGTTGTGTAGGTAGGGCGATGTCCAGGTCGTCAGGTTTGTGACTGCACTATAAGTGCCTTGTACGTTAATGGTCTGGTCTAAGCACACTTGGTACGGATGTTTGTCGTCAGACAACTCATAACGCAACACTATCTTTTCAAAGAACGTCTCAGTTCCCCTGGTGATGTACATGTATAGGTCGCCTAGAAGAACACCAACCCAATGGATGTACGCTCCTGTACCAAAGTCCCACTTAGACCATGAGCTTTGTGCTTTGGTCTCTTGTTCCGTATAGGTCTTGTAGATGTACAAAGAGTTTCGTTCTGAGTCAGATATGCAGAACATCATCTCATTGGCACTATCAGCTGCGATGTGAACAATAGGTGCCGGTATGTACCCAAGGGCGTGGATCGTGATGTCTTCAGCTGTAGTCGATAGAGACGTGTCGTTGTACTGATACTCGAACACCAGAGCGTCTCGACCACTCTTAGCCGCAAAGTACATACGGTTCCCAAGGGCCACAGGATCACACTTAGGTTCTGTAATGTACGCCGTAGCAGAGTCGATGACAGCGTTCTTTGACGTAAACGCCTGTTGGTCTGAGGATACCTCAAACTGTGATCTGTCGGAACTTAAGAACAATGAGCGCCTGAAGGGGAACGCATGGACTAGCTCGTTCACGTCGTCGCTAGAGGCCTGTAGACCAAACGGATCACTGTCTAAAACCTGGGTGCTGAACTCTGGCCAGAAGTTAAAGAACAACCGGGAGCGTGAGAAGAACACCGTTTCTCCTGAGATGATTGCAAGACGGTTGCGGTGCGTTGTGATCTGTTTGATCTTACGGCCCACAAAGTCTGGGTTGGGTGTTGTTTGTGTATCACCAGCACCACGCGCATCGAACGTGCCATGACCAAACGTAAAGGTTCCATCAGCATTCCGCGTTAGGAAGTGAGGCATTGTGCTTAAGTCAAAAGCGTTGTTCTGATATGGATTTGCTGCTTCTAACCAGGCGTCTTGTGTCTGACTGAACTTAACCCAATACCCATCTGTTGTGTCTGTGGCCGTCAAGAACACATAATGACCTTCAGGAGCCCAATTAGGAAGCAAGGATCGTGATGTTCTTACGTCTGCGTAAACGTGCGTTGTGATTGTCTTACCACCGCTTGTGTACGCTGTAAATCCTGTGCCATTAACAGCAGTCGTTAGGTCATAGTCGCTATACAGAGAGAATGTTGTTGCTGAAAGTTTGTTAACAAAGTATTCATTACCGTTCAGCTCAGTCATACCAACAACATTGTTAATGCTAATTTTTTGGTACGACTCAAAGTGGTGAGCGTCGGCTGTCGTTATGACAACAGGATTTGCTTGTGTCGCTGCACTTATGTTGTGTGTGTGGGAATCACCAGGAATGTCTACAAGCTGTCTTAGGGCCTTTACGCCAAACGTAGCATCAGACCCGTTGTCTGCAATGGTAAACTCATGACCGTCTGTGTTCTCTACAAGAACCGTAAGGTCTCGGTCATTTGGTTGCTGTGTGACCGTGAAGTTTCTGTAGCCTGATGTGAATCCTGTGAAAGTTGCGTGTGTGATGATGTCGTCTGCAATCGAAGACCCATCAAGTGCGCCGTTCTTTGACCACACTTCAACACCATCAGTCGCTGTGTCGTTTAAGTTATCGATAATAAGAGCGTTGGTTCCTGTGGTCGTTGAGCGTGACGTAACAAGAGACTGAGGATTACCAGCCGTTGTGTATGAAGTTTCAGCCATACTGACTGTGAAGTCTTTATTAGCAATAAGCGTAATATCACCAATCGTAGTCGCAGAGAAACCTTCAGCTGGATTGGTGTTAGCCAAATATGCTTTACCGTTGGGAAACGTTACTGTCTTCTCTGTACCCGCTAAGTCATATACCTTTAGGTCGCCATTTTTAACGACAATAATATATTGTTCTACTGCATCTCTAACATAGGCGTAACACCAAGGTTTATCAGCTGTAGAAGCAAACGTGTTTTTAACAACGTGTCGTGAAGACGGTCTGCTCTCTAGGCCACCGCTGATCACAGACGTAAGAACATTGGTTGCTTCTTGTACCTGTCCGGTAAGCCTTAAAGAATCAGGCTGACGACTAACACCTTGATATAAAGTCTTAAGCGACTGCTCTACAAGAGTTCCCATTCTAGCGCCCGTATAGCCCGTGGTGTCGATAGGTTGCGTAAGCAACGTAGGAACTGTCTGTCAGGATGTTTGCGTCGTCTGTCTCAGACTCAGCGTCCAAGAGAGCAGCATAAGCCTCAAGCTCACCACGACGTGTGAAGTTATCTAAAGCCACAGATTGCATTTGGGACTCTTGAAACTTACGAGCTGCAAGGTACGCGATATATGTACTTAGTTCTAAGCTAAGATCTTCAAACTCTAGAAGGTACACAACGTCTACATTAAGATTTTGTGTAAACTCGTAGCTTTGCTTTTTGATGTCATAAAGAGCCAAGCGATTGTTGTAATTACGAACAGTGACGTTAATAGATTGGTTTTCTCGTGTCGTATCAACGCGCAAATAGTTCGATGGAATATAAATAAGGTTATTGTTATTGGGTGTTAGTTTTAAATTGTAGTCGATATTCTGGTGCCACCCACGCGACTGGACGGACTTGTTAACTTCATTAAGTTTGCTTTCAGCCGCTTCAGCATCAGGAAGACCAGAGGTGATAGAAGAGACAGGAGCTTCGCCGATAGACTCCAGAACAATGTTTACAGCTTCAATCTTACTTAGACCCATAGTACCTCCTGAAAAACTGAGGGGCCACCTGTATTGCTACAAGCAGCCCCTCAATCAGATTAAGGTGTTTTGAACTCTACGGCCATTTCTGGACGCAGAACACCGTGACCAACGAAAAGCTTGGAGACCAAGAAATCTTCAAGACGACGAACGTCACGTTCCGTCTCAAGACTGATGTCCATAAGCTTGCAAGTAGCAATAGCTTGTGGGCACCACATGACACCAACCGTCTTCGAGTAGTCAGCACGATATTTGCTAAACACACCAGCAGTAGACGATTCATCAGTCGTTGGCATGTTGCGGCTTTTGCAAATCATCACACCATCGATGTTGATCATCTCAGCACGGTCAGAGATACCGCCTGCGTTGTCTGCTTGGAAATCACGATTAAGGATCAAATACTGGCCGTTAGAATCAACAGCGTACTTGATGGCATCGAAGATTTCTACAGGAACAGCGCAGTACCGGGGCATATCCTCTGGAACATCAGCGTTAAACAACGCAATGTTCGCTTCGCGGATAGCATCGATCCAAGCGATACCAGACGGCGTTGCGTCGTTAGCCAAGTTGGCGTCCGTAACAGCACTACCACCGGGGAAGGGCGAAGCTGCTGCGGTACGGGAAGCCAAGATCAGCTGACGGAACACGTTCTGATCGAACACCTTAGCAAGCGCTCGGCCCATCTCGTTAGAAACGATGGAACGCATGTCAAAGTGGGACAGGATACGGTCGATATCAGAAATCGCGTAGTGCGATACAAGGATGTCGTCAACCGTGATGACCTGTTCGCTGGTCGAAAGATCGTTGCCCAACAGTTCAGAACCAGGCGTGTGGTATTCAGCCGACGCCTTCCAAGTTTTTGGAAAACGATAGGATTTAGCACCACCAGAAAGGTTCTTAATAAAGTGCTTGTCGAGAGTAACAGTTGCGCTATCGAAGGCCGTAAGCACTTCGCCACCAAAGACACTGAGAAACAGTTCCCGATTGTCAACTGGAGACGAAGCACCCTTACCAAAGCGAACTGGAGAGGAAGCATCACCTAATGCCATTTATTTTCTCCTAATGAGATTGAAGGTAAAAGTGGGTTGGGTTGCTCTGTTAACTTCGTGGGATTGTCCGACGTATCGGGGTCTCAGCTAGTCGTTAGGGCAGAAGAATGATTATTTAGTTGTCCAAGTCCCAAGTAGCAGTTTGTATCTTTTTGATAACCTGCTCTCGGAATTTTGGAGACGTGGAGTATTCTTTAGACGACATGTCTGCTTTCATCTCAGCCTTGCTACGATAGCCAGCTGCTGATGGAGCAGCAGAGTTTTCACCACGAATCAATGTAGGTTCGCGGGTTGTAGGTCGTGTTCCTGTGGCTTCTGACATTCTGGCCTTTAGACCATCCGCTGCCAAACGCCACGAAGACGTAGAAAGAAGGTTGTTAAAGTCGGAAACTTCTGTTTCAGATAGGTTTTCTTGAGCCCACTGCATAGTTTGAGCCCACTGCTCTTCGCCACCAAGGTATTCCAAAGCAGCTTTACGTTCCGATTCAAACTGGTAACGATACGATTGAACATAGGATTTAATTAACTCCTCTGGAATCCCGACGTTCTTTAAGGCCTCATAGTCTTCTGAAGACAGGTCGCCTTGATCAATAATTTTTTGACCAATCTCTTCCGTATTTAGTCCAGCTTTGACAAGAATGTTTGATACTTCTTGTTCTTCGGCCTCTGGACTTGGTTCTTCTGTGGTTTTTTCGGCAGCTTGGGTTTTTTCTTCTTGGTCTTTTTGTCGTCCGTTTGCATTGAAGAGTAGTTCGCGCGCATGTGCTTCCCAGTTGTAAGCGCCTGTCTCGTTGTCATAGTACTTATCAACACCTTCAGCAGGCATATCAGGCACGGGGACAATGTCTTGTTCTACGTCTTCTTCTGTACCAGGGTTGTTGAATTTCTCAGCCATAAGCTGATTGTATTCTTCAGAGCCTGGGACAACTTCAGTTTGGTCCATGTTTAGACACCTTGTTGTGGTTGAGCTTCACTCATCATAGCTTGGGCCGCTTGTGTTGCAAGCTCTTGACCACCAGTTGCCATAGCTTGGTTTTGAGCCTGCATCATTTGTTGCTGTTGTTGTTCTTCTTGTACTTCCTGTTGTGTCTTCACAGAGTCAGGAAGGCTCAGACCATAGAACACTTTGTAAAGCAACTCGTCCCATTTGACATATGCCAGAACTTCAGGGGGTAGTCCTTGTAGGAACTGAAGCGCCGTCTGTACACGGGTCACATCGCTCTCACGACCAAGGGCCTCAAGGCCCGTAAGGATCGTAGGTTCAATTAGACCTTTAGGCCACACAGGCAACTGTTCGTTCTGCTGCATCTGCACGATCAACCGTTCCAAACGACGCTGCTGCATCGCCCGGTTAAGCTGGCTGTACACACCGCCCAAGGTGGCCTCTAGTTCCTGTTGGTTCCTTTGGATCTCGTAGGCCGTAGTCCGTTCGCTGTCACGAGTGGCCGCAGAACCAAGCATAAAGGCCCCACCGATTTCTCGTGTCAGACGGTCTAGTTCCTGAGCACTAATCTGAAGACCATTGGTGTTCTGGAACTGAAGCATCACAACGTCTTCAGGATTGCCGACGATGATCTCACCGTTGTTTGCCGTAGCAATACGACGCCGCAGGTTCAGACCACCGGCAGCATTCGGACGAACCATGGTGACGTTACGAGAGGCCATTGCGCTACCGTCGAGCAGAGCTTTAGACAATGCGTCAATAGCTCGGAAGTCCGGCAGATGCTCTTCGATCTTACCGCGACCATAGTCCTCACCGATTACTGAAGTCCAACGAAGAGCGTTGTAAGGTAGAACCTCGTACTCGCCTTCACTGTTAGGCACACGTTCTTTGTTGACCTCTTGGTAAACGTAGTAAATTCCATCGTCCTGTAGCTGAGTGTGAGTTAGAACAGGTATACGATCACCACTATAATCTTCAGCCGTTACAAGGTCTTTGATCTCGTCTGGCAAACTTTCAGGAGACATGTGTTCTTCAGTGATAATCTCACGAACAACGCCCATCATGTCCCTGCTAATGCAATACTGATCCAACCGGAACAACCGGATCGTATTGTCTGGCATCATGAACTCAAGAGCATTGCCGGTGACGATTAGGTACTGAAGAGCAAGGTTTGTAGCTGACCGCCAGTCGCGACGTTCGATCTCGCTTTGGATTAAAGCTTCAGACATAACCAAGCCATGCTCAATGGCAGGATCTATGTCCAACTCGCCAGATTTGATCTTAGCTTCTGACGGGATGTTCAACCGAAACGAAGGTTTACCAGGCGGGTACATCGCGACCATAAGCCGTGAGGCCAAAGAGACAACCGTTCGCGCCCCTAGTCCCTGATATGGTTCAGGAAGCAGTGTGAACTCAGTGTGTCCTTCAGGTGGCAAAAGCGGTGGGATTGTCAGCTCGGCACATTCACGAGCCCGTCGTAGAAACGGATCACGCTTCCGCTTCATCGCCTCGTATCGTGCGTGACAGGTCTCGTACTTCATGATTTACATACCGCTCCTAGTGTTTAATCCTGAACTTGATGTCGGGTCAATACCACCAATCAATGGGATGCGGTATTGCTGAAAGCCTTTTGGTTCTTTAGATTTTGCCCTAGCTACAGCTCGTGTTTCGGGAAGTCCTGCTACTTGTTGTGTAGGCGGGGGCGTAGGCGTAGGCGCAGGGGGAGCTGGTTTAGGTGGCTTAGGTGCCAAAAATCCCATAATAGTTATCCTTTGTTATTCTAGACAATGCATTGTTCCGATTGTTTTAAAACCAAGTCTCTCGTAAAAACGTTGGGTTTTTTCTGGGTGTATCCCAGTGGATATACCAAGTGTTATCTGTGATGCGTTTTGTTGTTCAGCCCATAATATGTAATTCTTTAAGATCTTCACAGCTGCTGAAGACCCACGACGCTCAGGTCGAACGTATACAATTATGTCTGACGCAATCAGTTCGTCTGTGAAATAATGCGCTGTGATCACAAACGCACCAAACCCAACAAGCTCATCTTCATCAAGCGCATAGAACACTTTAATAATAGGATTCTCAGCAAATTGGTTGTAGTACAAGTTCTCTAGCTTTTCGTAGTTTATGCTAAAGTCTTTGTAACGACCTTCTGCTTGTATAGCAGGAAGCAAATGTTTAATACGGTTAAACTCTCCCTTTAAAGAAGATGAAACCTTAATTGTCATCTGTCTTTTCCTGCTCTTCTATCAGTCCTAATAGATCGTCTAGAAGATCACGAACACCAGCATATCGTTGATGCTCTTCCTCTAATTCTCCTAGACGTTTGCACCTATGCGGATATGTTTTGTCTAGCATATCGACAAGTTCATATGAACGCATAGGTACAAGAACGTCGTCATTCATAGGCAGAAGCCCTTTTCTATCTGTATTTTTTAACGACTTGCGATGTCCACAACTTCACATACTCCAGCTGTGCACGCGAGTTCTTGCGAACCTGACGTGTTGTCTTCACGCTCGTAATCTTGGAGTTTAGTCCAGTCAAGAGCAGGTGGCATCGCTTCCTTAAGCGCAGCATACTCAGCTTTAGTGCAATCTTGATACGGAGCTTGTTGATAAGAATGGTCAGAATGAGGCAAGAAAGATATTCCTGAAATCTTGTCGAAGTTCTCATAGACCCAGTCTCCTACTTTTAGCCATTCGTTTTCTTTGACACTCACAGTAACACTTGGTTTGTGTTCGCACCAATGGTCTTGGTATACGCTCCACAGTTCCAACTGTTCAATAGCCGTTAGATCGTTACGACACACCGCGTTCTCTGGTGCCACCATTGGGAACGAAAAAACCACAGTGCTTTCAGGTTTCATAAAGCAGGGCTCTGATGGGATGCCAGAGTCGATCATGAACTGGGTCATTGGATCTTTAATGTCACCACGAACTGTGCGGACATAGTGTGGATTGTGTCGAGCGTGGATGCCGCTGGCGCTGTCAACAAGCTGAGACACCGTACCGCTTGGCTTAACACATGTGATAGCAGCAGATTGTGGGATACCAAGCTCATACGCCAGCTCGGCGTTCACAGCAACAGCTATTTCTTTTAGTTCTTTCAGCCACGTTTCGGTTTTCTCTAGACCCTCAAAGCCATTAAGAACTTGATGATCCATGATGCCTGTAAGGCTAACGCCAAGCAGTCGTTCTTCCTCAGTGTTTTTTTTCCAAATGTGGCGAAGGTATTTAAAGTCCGTCAAGCAAGACTGTAAGGTTCCTAAGATTGTCGCTTGGCGTACCTTTTCCTTTAGATCCTCAAGGCTGTCGGTTGCTCGAACAACAACTTCAGACAGGTTGCAGAACTGATAGGGCCTTAAGATAATCTCACTGCATGGGTTGGTTCCCCAAGCAATGTCTTTGTCTGTATTTCGTCTGCCGTTCTTAGCGGCTTGTTTACGCGCGGCTTCTCGATTGAAGATGCCACGCTCGCCAGATTTACTTTCGTAAAGCGAATGCCACTCTTGAAAGAACACAGACATATCAGGCTTCTCTTTGTACGATACGCTGTTGTTCGCTAGGCCACGCTGGGGCTCTCGTGTCCACCAGTCACCAGACTTTGCCTTTTGCATCGACGGGTCGCTAAGGTTCGACAGGGAGATCAACGCGCTGCGTCGGACACCACCGACCACAACGATCTCACCAATCTTGCACATGATGTCGTGAGCTTCTACAGAATGTAGACGACGGCCTTGGGCCTTATCGAACTTCTCAACACAGAAGTTAAACAGATCTTCGAGTGGCTCAGGACCAGACGCCCGTCCACCAAAGGTCTTTAGTCGTGCGCCTGCTGGGCGAACCTTTGATGTGTCCCAAGTAGGGATATGGCCACGATATAGAAGAGCTATTAGTTCTTTGAGAGCTTTGCACCAACCAATCTTGCTGTCTTCGACAACGATGGTCTGTCCATTGACGGAGCCAGAAGCGTCACTCTTATAACTAACAACAGGCAGCTTCATAACGCTCTCACGTTCGACACTAAAGCCAACTCCTGTGCCACACATTAGAATGTACATGGCCTCGTCGAAAGAACGTGGGCTGTCTACTGGTACATAACTACAGTTGTACGCGCCAACGTGGCAGCGATCTAACGCAGGACCAGAAGTCATCATAGCTCGCATAGACGGCATGACACCAAGACCAAGAACAGATTGTTTAATGGTATCTACGTCTACGTCTAATTTCTTTATGTCTTGTTTTTTCTCAACGTAATCAACTACATAGTTGAAGTAACGATCTACAGTTTCTCCCCAATTCTCACGTCGTTGTTCGTCATCTTTCCATCGTGCGTAACGACTAAGAGCTATGAAATTCTGATAGTCGTTAGGTATGTAGTTGTTCATGCAGACGGTTCCTTTTTTTCAGACAATACTTTTAGTAGTTCATTCAAGTACCACTCCGCTTTCTTGAGGTCTTGCGACGGGTCTTGCGGGTTTTTAGCTTGGTATCTTGAGACGTACTTGATGATGTTTCCAACGTAGACGGCTTCGTCTCCGGGGAGATCTCGACAGACGGCTCGGATGTAATCAATGGTTTCGATTGATCCTCGCTTGTAATGTCGGGGGTTGATGTGATCCACAAGTTTGGGTTCGACGCGCTCCATAAACGCACTTCTCCTGTCTCTTCGTTGTAATCAGTGTGGCGTAAGATACGAGCCAGCTGCACCATCAACGTGGCTTGGACCTCGTCATCAAAGAGTTTGACCATAGCGTCCCAAAGTCTCAAAGGGTTCGCATGTTCCTCTAAAATTTTCTCTGCTTTCTTTGGGCCTATGCCTTTGGCACCAGGGTATCCATCAGTCGAGTCGCCAACCAAAGCCTGATAGAACATCATGCGATCTGCTGACCGCTCTGAAACTTTCTGAGCCCTGTTCATCTTGTTGGGGTTGAGCACACGACCTGGAACAGTCATCATGTCTTTATCAATGGAGACAATCACTGGATCTGATATGTGTTCAGATCCTGAGAAGATGCCCATTACGTCGTCAGCCTCAAGGCCCGGACGCCTAGCAATCTTGTAGTTGTCTTCAAGATATTTGATGGCGTGTCCAAGACCCACAGGCCTAGCAGAACCTCTGCGGTTGCCTTTGTAATCAGGGTAGATGATGTGCCTGAAATACTTGTGGCTCGCGTCAGACAGACACACGATACTGCTGCCAGCTTTGGCCATCGTTTGCCAACTCTGGACCATAATGTCTATGGATCTTTCGACATTAGCATCAGCACAGATCTTCTCGCCGTCGAAGTCTACTTCGTTAATTACAGCGCATCTGTAAGCAATGATGTCTCCATCAAGCAAAGCTACTGTCATCAGTGTGTTTCCTTCCAGTTATCGCCTATCTCATAAGTACCACTCAGGGGACACCTCATGCCTAGACGTACAGCAGCTTCTGTTATGCTGTCAGCGAAAGTTTTTCCAACAACGTCAGCAACATCAGGGTCAGCGCTAAACTGAACTTCGTCGTGGACGTTCGCCACATAGGCAAATCCTTTTAGCTGTCCATCGACAACCAATTGTTTCTTTACCGCAAAGTCATAATGAAAAACCTGCGCCGCCTTTTTCATAACAATAGCACCACAAGACTGAAGCAAGAAATTTAGCGCGCTGTGTGGAGACCTGATTGTTATCTTGCGCCCATCAATAGCTTTAAACCAACCGGCCTTAGCTCTCTTCTGGATACCTTCAGACAACTCACCAAGTCCGTCGATGCCTTCGTCCATCCGCTTGCGGATCTCTTTGCCATCCTTAAGAGGACCACCCGCTTCCTTAGATATCGAAGCGAGCTTGCGATCTGAAGCACCATACAGATAGGCGTACTGCATCCGCTTGGCTTCGTCTCGTGTCGGAAGTTCCACAAGCTTCTGGGTTCTAGAGTGAACGTCAGTGCCTTCTTCTTTAGAGCCATACAACAAGGCATCACGATAGACGCCGTTGTCGTACTTGCCCAGGTAGTGCGCTAGGCACACCAACTCCAAGGCATCAGCATCACAGCCCACAAGAACCTGACCCTCGTCAGCCACCCAGACCTCACGCATACGCAGATCTTTCTTATCGACCTGGGCCATGTTGGGCTTGAAGTGACTACACCTGTGCGTAGCTGTACCCATAGAGGACACACCGCCGTGGACGCGATCACCACGCACAAGCTTAAGCCATCCGTTGTCACCGTCACTGAGCTGACCCAGCTGCTTTTGGACCCTGAAGTACCTAGCGAGCTGTTTGGCCTCTGGGTACGGCAGGTTTGACAAGACCACCTCGTCAATCTTAGGGCCACCAGAAGGCGTGAAGCTCTTTGGTTTCCAGTCGTGTGTCTCAGCCAGACGTTCTGCAATCATCTTGCGTGAGCCTGGATTGAACACCTCGATCTTATCCTTGAGACGCTTGCCGGTCTTCTCGGACCAACGCTCTATGGTCTTCGAGGGCCAGAGGTCTTGTAGTTCTTCCTCAAGGTTGGAGATCTCTTGGCGCAGCTCAGAGCAAAGGTCGTTAGCTTTGTCGAGATCCAAACGAAACCCATGTTCCTCTTGAAGCTGAAGGACACGAACAAAGTCTGCTTCAAGTTTGTAGGCGTCAGAGTCCCTTACGCTTTTGGTCTTGTCGTAAACGTACTGCGTTATCTTAACATCGACCTTGCAATACTCAGCCATCTCATCAGTGAACTTGGTGAAGTCGTTGTAGTCTAGCTTCTCTTCTCCAAGTTCTCGGCCATAGTCTTTAATAGAGTGGCCCCTTCTTGTTGAGTCTTTGAGACGGCTTCCAACCAACGTGTCAAAGACTTTTGAGTAATCGAGTATTCCGGTTCCATAAAGTCGAACAATGGCCGGGATGTCGAATCCGATTCCGTTATGGAAGACAACGCAATCTGCTCTAGACAGTCGGCTGAGTCCCTCAGAGATTGGGCGATAACCCGCGTGGTCTGCGTAAATTGTGACATCATCTTCAGTTGTATCCTTTATTGCCAAACAATGGCAGAGTGTCATTTGGTGAAGAAACCCATCGGTTTCTATGTCCGCTATAAGCGTCGTCATTCTGTCGTTCCTTTTCGTGTAACATTCGGTGACAGTTGGCACACAACATTGTGCAGCCCATAGCCTCTTCAAGAACATCTTTCCAAGAGTGGTCTGTCATACCGCTTACCGATAATACAAACCGTTTGGTCGCCGGGTCTCTGTGGTGAAAATCGAAAACACAAGCGTCATGCTTTTGTCCGCAGCTTTCACAAGCACCACCCTTTAGATCGACAAGTTTCTGTCGGATCTTACGCCTCTTGGTTCGACGCCCTTTATGAG